TCTTCTTGGCAATCGCATAGGGAACAATCATGCAAATCAGAACACAAACAGGCGCGGTAATGTACGAGGCAGAGTTTCGTGCATATCAAAAAGCCAATGGTGGCCCATCATGGGACACAACAACAACTGAAGTCTTAGAGGCTTTGGGTGCTGATGTAGTCTTTGAAGGCGCACAAGCTACTGGTGGAACTGTTTACCAATACTCTCAAGCCTCTGGTGTTGAGCAAGTTGATGGCAAGTGGTACACCAAATATATCCTTGGCCCTGTCTTCATTGACCAAGTGGTAGATGGTGTAACTACTACTGCTGCTGAACAAGAAGTGGCTTACAAGGCTTCTAAAGATGCTGAACAGGCTAAGAGTGTTCGTGCTTCAAGGGATGAGAAACTAAAAGACTGTGATTGGACACAAGTAGCTGACGCTCCTGTTGACAAAGCAGTATGGGCTACCTATCGTCAAGCCTTGCGTGATGTAACTACGCAGACAGGTTTCCCTTGGACTATTACTTGGCCTGATGCGCCATGAACGATGTAAGCCATGAGCAAATCTATGAGCGTCTATTAGCTGTTGAAGCAAAGGTAGATGAGATAGATAAGAACACTAAAGACCTTGTTGAAGCTATTGACGCTGCCAAGGGTGCTGTAAAGGTTCTTAACTGGATAGCATCTATTGCTCAACCAGTTTTGTGGATTGGTGGGTTAGTCATTGCTGCTGGTGCTGTCTGGCAGACTTGGATTAAAAAATGAAAGATTGGGCTGTGGCTTTTACTACCGCAGTCCTTTTTTGTATTACTGTCATTTGGTGTGTCTACATTATTGTGTGGGCATGGTACTAGCGTTTTTGTTGGCTGTAACTATTGAGTACAGATGTGTTAAGTGGGTTTGGGTTGGCGATGTGTACAACCGAAAAGTCTACTGTATTGAATGGAAAAAGGTAGATAGAAAATGATTCCCATAGACCCAATGACAGCCCTAGCAGGTATACAGTCAGCAATCAGCATGGTCAAGAAGGCAGCTAATGTTGCCAATGACTTAGGTTCTCTTGCGCCCATGATTGGTAAGCTATTTGACGCAAAGTCTGTAGCTACCAAGGCTATGCTTCAAGCCAAGCAGTCTGGCAAAGGCTCAAACATGGGGACTGCCCTCCAGATTGAGATGGCACTAGAGCAAGCCAGAGCGTTTGAAGAAGAACTAAAGATGTTGTTCATGCAGACAGGTAAGATTGATGTCTGGAACAAGATTAAGGCTCGTCAAGCAGAGATGGACTTGGCAGATGCTAAAGAGATAAGTGCGCTAAAGAAGGCAGAGAAAGCAGCCAAAGAGAAAGAGCAAGAACAACTAGAGATTGGCTTGGCAATAGGTGGAATCTTCTTTGTTCTTTTCTTGGTCTTTGTTGGTGTAAATGAATTGATGGAATTCTGTGCAACTACCAGAAGGTGTGGTCGGTGAATGAATACCAAAAAACTTTTGACTTGTGCCTAAAAATATTTGTTTACGGATGTGTAGCTTTGTATTTGTTAGGCTTTTTAAAGTTCTTACCTGACGATTTGTCGGACAAGATTGTTAATCTCTTACTTGGAAAGATTGGACTGTAATGCTCTCACTATTTTCTACCCTTGGTGGTTTGTTAATTTCTGGACTACCTAAACTTCTTGATTACTTCCAGAACAAAGCAGACCAAGCGCATGAGTTAAAACTTGCACAAGTTCAAACTGAGCGTGAATTACAACTAGCGGCACAGGGCTTTATTGCCCAACAAAAGGTTGAGGAAATCCGCACAGACCAGATTGCCATGCAGACAGATGCCCAGATGACTGAGGCGGCTCTAAAGCACGATGAGAAGGTGCTTGAAATGGCTAGTACATGGGTAGTTAACTTTGTGGGTACTGTACGCCCTGTAGTGACCTATATCTTTGTTTTAGAGTTGTGTGCAATCAACGCATGGATTGCCTATTACGTTTACTCACGCCCTAATCTAGTGTCTAACATGGATGACCTAATCCGAGTTACAGACATTATTTTCTCTGCGGATGAAATGGCTATGCTCGGAGGGATTATCGGGTTTTGGTTTGGCTCACGTTCATGGGCTAAAAAATGAAAGTCAGCAAAGCTGGTGAGGACTTGATGCACTTCTTTGAAGGCTACAGGAACAAGCCTTATCGTTGCTCTGCTGCCATTTGGACTGTTGGATGGGGTCACGCTATGTATGCTGACCAATTAGCCTTGCCAAACGTCCGTAAAGAGGGTTACACAGGGCTTATCAGGTCTGACTACCAACTTAAAGAGGGGGATGCTCGTGTTTGGTCTAAAGATGAATTGGTCGAGTTGTTCAAGGTTGACATCGATACTTTTGAGCGTGGTGTTCTTCGACTTTCTCCTAATCTTGCTAGTCATCAAAGCAAATTCGACTCTGTTGTCTCTTTTGCGTATAACGCAGGGCTAGGAAACTACCAAAGGTCTACCATTCGCATGAAGGTAAATCGTGGGGATTGGGAGGGCGCAGCCGAGGCTTTTATGTCGTGGACTAAGGCTGGCGGTAAGGAGGTAGCGGGTCTTGTAAAAAGACGCAAGGCTGAAGTGGCTTTGTTTTTAAACTAAATTGTAACAATTATGATATAAGGTGTTGAAATGCCTAACATTCCTACACCGCAAGATGTCGCATTATTTGCACAAAGTGTCAAAAAGTGGCAACAAGTTCTAAGTCTTGGGGATTGGAGAATAGAGAAGGGAATGAAGCCAGCCAAGGAAGCTATGGCTTCTGTGGAGTTTAATCAAGCTGCTAGATTGGCTACTTATCGACTTGGTGACTTTGGTGCTGAAAAGATAACACCTGAGAGCCTAGATAAAACTGCACTTCACGAGTTACTTCATGTTTTCTTACATGACTTAATGTGTACAGCTACAGACCCTAAATCTTCAGATGAGGAGATAGAGATGCAAGAGCACCGCATAATAAATTTGCTAGAGCACCTTTTGTCTAAGGATTCCAATGAGTTCAAATAATGAGAGTTGTACGGATACTGAGTTTATCCAATTGTGGGGTCAGTTTCAGTCTGCACAAAGAGTAGCTGAACATCTTGGAATTAACATTCGTGCTGTGCATTTGCGTAGAAGAAACATGGAAAAATTCTACAATATGTCGCTTGTTGCTAGTGACCACAGAGGTTTCAAGTACGACAAAAACAAACCAAAATCCTTTTCTCCTTTAAAGCAAATAAACCTTGGCATAGAGGATGGAACAGTTATCGTGTTCTCAGATGCCCACTTCATTCCAAGTCAGCGCACAACAGCGTTTAAGGGGCTTCTGTGGGCTATCCAAGAGTTCAAACCCAAAGCTATCATCTGTAACGGGGATGCGTTTGATGGCTCTACCATATCAAGACATGATGTAACTGACCAACCCCAAACTTCTGTCATCCAAGAGTTAAAAGCTACGCAAGGTGCGTTGGGTGAGATAGAAGAAGTAGCTAAAGCTGCCAGACACAATGTAAAGCTACTGTTTACATGGGGTAATCACGATATTCGGTTTGGCAATAGATTAGCCCAACATGCACCCCAATTTAAGGAAGTTCAGGGCTTTAAGTTGACAGACCATATCCCAGATTGGGACTTCTGTTGGGCAGTATGGCCTACTGAGGAAGTCATTATCAAACACCGATATAAGGGTGGAGTTCATGCCACTCACAACAATACTGTGAACGCTGGTGTGTCACTCGTTACTGGACACCTACATAGTCTAAAAGTGACCCCTTTTAATGATTACAACGGGATTAGATATGGAGTAGATACAGGGACACTAGCTGAGACTGATGGCCCACAATTTACTTATGCTGAGATAAATCCAAGCAATCACAGAAGTGGATTTGCGGTGTTAAACTTCTTCAATGGTCAGCTTTTATGGCCCGAACTCGTCCACAAATTTGATGAAGACCATATTGAGTTTCGTGGAGAAGTCATTGATGTAGGTGCATTTTGAGTGCATGGCTCATCATTCTGACAGGTGCAATCTACGCCTATATCGCTGCTGAACAACTAATGAAAGGTAACTCAAGCATGGCTGTTGTGTACGCAGGTTACGCCTTTAGTAACGTGGGTCTTTACCTGTTGGCTAAGTAGCATCTCTCTGGAAAACTCCGTTAGGCAATAGTATGCCCTTGCGATTCTTAATCTGGTCATACGCAACTTCCATGCAGTTTACTAGATTTATGTCTTGCAGCACACAGTAATTGATGAGACAGACCATAACATCCCCTACTGCGTCTATGACTGCTTCCTTATCGTGCTTGATGGTTGCATCAGCCAGTTCACCCATCTCTGATACTGCTTTGAGTAGCTGAGACTCTGGGTTGCTATTAGGAATAATCTTTCTGGCTTCTGACCATTGGATTATCTTCATCTCTATATTTGCGTATGACATAACTATCCTTTCGAGTTTGCGAATTCGTACCACATGACGTAGAAGTCTTTGAGGAAATCAAGACCATCTCCTATCTTTTTGCAATTACCAAATGTCGGTACTTGGAAAATATTACCGACAGTTGTATGCTCTTGGTCTGTGTCACCAATAATGATAATCACAGTAAATTTAGGAACTTGGGCAAAAGCCCTAAGTAGTAGTTCCTGACCCTTTGCTACTTTCTCGTTAGGTTTCTTCCATTCACCGATTAGAAAGTGACCTTTCCTCTCGCAAATCATGTCTATATTGCTAGGCAAGAAATGCGTATTTTCGGGAATCAACCCTTGGAAATCACGGAAGTCAGTATGGGTTGCATACTGATTTCTCATAGTGGTGAGGGGAGTCATTGCTCGTCTGCTAGCTTCCGAAAAAGTCTTTGCGCAACTATCCCCTCGTAATCAAAATGGGGCGTCTTCATCAAAATCTTTTGGAGAACGCTTTGTAGGCTGCTTGGCTTCTTTTTGGTCTTTAGCTTTGATAGACAGAGACATAAATTTAGCCCCATCTTTGCTCTCTTTTAACCATGCGCTAATCCAAAAATCTACACCCTCTACATTAAGTGACCCTTTGTAATGAGGAAACTTCTCATCATCTCTGCGCTCATTCTTAAATAATGCGCCTCTGTTTTCATTGTTATATTCCATAATTAACCTTTCGCATTTTTCAATGCACTTCTTACTTTACTAGGAAGCAATGTCCATAGAGCAACTTTCTGTTCGCTGTCTAAGTTCTCTGCTTCCAACTTCACCCAAGCACTCTTAGGTTCTTCTTTCTCACAGAGAGCAATTAACTCCATTGCTAACTCTCTGAGATAATTCTGTTCATCCTCTGGGATGGTATCCATTGCGCCTTGAGTTGGCGTGATGATTATCTTTTCTGGTGGGCTATCTTCATCTGGCAAATCCTGACCAGCGTAGATGTATAACCCGAGTCCATGCAAGCCAAGTGCTTTGGTCATGCATCGCATGATGGCTGTGTTAACCGCAAACGCATCACACTCAACCCGATACTCTTTGCCATACTTAGAGACTGCTGTATAGCCCTTTAGAGGGATTGCTTTGTTGCCCGAATCCATCACAGGTAACTGGCAGGTCATAGGCTTGTCAAACATCGTGACTGTCACCCAGACCATTGCTGTGCCATTGATTTCCATGTAGCACTTACCATCAAACATCTCTACCTTGAAGGTAGCTTTAGGGTCTGCTTTGAGTGCTTCTGCCCATGCCCAAGCCCATGACAGGTAGGTTAGGTTGGCTT